TGTCTCCTGCGGCATCAATAGTTATATCTGTTCCGTCATTAGTTATGGTATCTAAAGCTATAGAACCAACATTAGTTATATCGGCATCGTTAAATGATGTAGCTCCAAAAGTGTTAGAAGCTGCTGTAGAAGTAATACCATTGGCTGCAGTAATACCACCACCATCAGCAATTACAATAGCGTTGTCGCCATCTGTGTAGCCTATATTAGCTGTTTGTACTTCACCACTTACTAAAGCATTACCTGAAAGGTTTAATGCACCATTCATGTCTATAGTAGTAGCGTTTATTTCTATTTCAGTATCAGCAACTAAATCTAAAGTTCCGTCTGCTGATTGATGTATATAAGTTCCTGAATCACCAAATTGTAATTGTCTAGAACTATTTAATAGTAAACCTGTATCTGCAACATGAGTAAGAGTTACATCAGTATCAGCACCAAAGCCTAGAACGGCTGCGTCTGAAACTAAACTTAAATCATCACCGACTGTTGCATCTGCTGAAGCTATTAAGTTTCCAGCTACAGTAATTGTTCCTGCTGTTTCTAAGTCAGTAAAAGCATTTACTACTGCTGCTCCAGAACCTGCTCCGTCTAAATAAACAGCACTAACATTTCCATTACCTATAGTTACTGTTGCTCCAGAGCCTTGTTTAATAATTATGTTTTGAGAACCAGAAGTAGCGTTCTCAATAATGTGTACTCTTTTTAATGTATTAGGACCAATAGTAATAGTACAAGCTGAATCAAGTGTGCCTGTATATTTAATATACATAGCCCTAGCTTCATCTGCTGCTCCATCTGCAACTGTTGATGTGTGTGTATTAGCATTGGTTGTTATACCTTCTGTGCCATACCCTAAAGCTTGACCAACTAACTCCAGGTTTGTATTGGTAGTTGTACCCCATGTACCACTAGCATCACCAGTAGCCATTTCGTTTAGTCTTAAATTATTTACATATGTGCTTGCCATATTTAGTCCTCGTTAAAATTATATATCATTTATAAAGTAATCTCAGTATAGTTTGGTGTTTGACTTACTGTTATTGGTGTATAAGTTGCTGTTAAGTTTTGTGCTATTTGTCCGTAAACATTTACTGTTAATATTTCACCTATAACTAATCCAAATCCATCTACTGAAATATCTGCATTTGCTTTTGGAGTAACGCTATTTAGCGTTGTTGTGCCTACTAATCCTGTAGGGCTTAAATTATTATTAGTTATTAAAGATTCTAAACCTAAAGAAGAAGTTAATCCAAATCCTGTAACAGCTACATTCGCAGCACAAGATACAGATTCATCTCCTAATTCACTAGCTGAAGCAACTGCTGTAACTCCTGTAACGGCTGCTGCTTGTACTGCAGTACCATCATCTAATGCTGTAGTTCCTACATTTCCTGTAGCTGCTATATTTGCTGCTGCAGTAACAGTTTCATTACCTAATGCGGAAGTTCCTGCATTACCTGTAACATCAACATCTACAGAAGTAGCACCCCAGTAGTCAGAACCCCAGGTGCTTCTACCCCAACCAGTTGCCACTTAAGTTCCTATGCTATTCTTATGATAGCGTTAGATGCGTCTGCTGCTGGAAATTGAATTGTAAAATCACCTGCTGTAGAAGTCTTATCTCCACCAAATGCTAAAACGCAAACTGCTCTATCACTATTGGTATCGTTATAGATAAGACAACCATTTGCTGTAATAGTAGCATTACTAAATGTTAAATCAGCAAAGTCAGTAAACGCAGTTGTTCCTGAAGTTGTAGGATTTACATTAGTTAATGCAGAACCAGTTGCTGTGTAGTTTGTACCACTTGCTTCATTAGAACTTGAATACGCAGTTGTAGTAGCACCTAAAGATGCAGAACTAGTATATAAAGCTAACTTGAAGCTATTGCCTCCTGAAGCTAAAAAATTGTGTTTGCCTTCAAGTAATTCTTTTTTAAATGAAGTACACATTGCTTGTGATATTGCCATTATAGTCTCCTAATAATATTAGCCATTTCTTTATGACCTTGTTTTTCTAATAATCCTGCTACAGTAGCTCTATCACTTGCTATAGCTTGTTTCATATATAATAAAACAACTGTTTGTATAGTATCTTTAAATGCTTCAGCTTGTGCTTTAACCATAGGGTCTGCATTTTCACTAACAGAAATTAATCGTTCCATTATCCTTTCAGTCCAATATTCAGGCTTTAAGCCTTCATTTTGTGTAGTTTTTACTTCTACACTTCCTATTGTACTCTCTACATCTACACTAAACATTTATTTTCCTTTGTCCATCTCTATAAGCATCCTTACGATTATAACCATCTGATTGTAGTGTAAGTCTTTGTAATGCTTCTTGAAATCTTTTTTCGTAGTTATTTAAAACATCTGGCTCACCTTTCATAAAGGTATAGGCTTCACATAAACAAGCATAAAGTAATGCTTCTGATGCGTTTGTTCCTAGCCATGTTGTTCCATCTGCTGATTCAGTAATTGACTGTGGTGTATAAAAATAATGTAATTCTATTGAAAAAGCAGCACTTGGAGTTGGTCCTAAAATGAAACTATCATCATCAAACTGTGCATATACTTTTGGCAATCCTGTTGTTCCTGCTGTTGGATATGCTTCTCTTATATAATTAACATCTTTGTTTAATAAATAATTATGATTACCATCACTATCTATTACAGCTAAAGAATATGGATATAAATAATCAGTTGGAGTTTTTAAGTATTGTGTATTTATAGTTACAGCACCTGTAACATTTTTTCTAAAATTTGGTAGCTCTACAGATTTAATAATTCTATCTTCAGCTTGTACAATAAATGTCGGTAAATCAGCAACAAAGGTTGCTTCAGTATTTTGTGTGTAATCTTGTATAGCAGATTTTAATGTTGTAAATGTAAAACTCATGATGTACTCACTTTAACTGTTCCTATTTGCCCTTTTATATTTAAACCCATTGTACTAGAACCAAATTGTGCTACTCCTCCACCTACAGGATTAAATGAATAATATGTTGTAGATTCTACTTCTCCTCCATCAGGTCTAGCATTAAATAAACTTTGTGGGTCACTAACATTTAGTTCGCCTAATTTTAATTGTGGATGGTCTTCATCAAAACATTCATTGCAAACTCTCATACCATTTCGTTTGCTATCTTCTATTTCGTATCTTAGAAAATTTAGTTTAAATGTAAAACCACATCTATCACATTGACCTAAAGCTTTACTTGCTCTTGCATAAGCCATGGTTAATAACCATAAGTCCCTAAGTCAGGAACAAATCTAACAGATGCTCTTTCTCTATCAGCATCACTTACATCTTTCCATAACTCATCATATCTTTGTTTAATCATAGGAACTCTTTGTTGAGCTTCAGGTGATTTACAAGCTATGTTATATGCTAAGGCATAAGTTAAACAAGGTAGATATCTTGAAGGTACATCTACATTATTGCTTGCAACATTTCCTGTATCTTCAATTCTTTGTATGTAGTCATAAACTAAAGTATAAGAAGTGTCAGGCGTTGACCATAAAACTATTTGTATACCATCAGTTCCTTTATCTACATAAAACTGTGTAGGTTTTGCTTGAAGCAATTTATTAGATTGATGGTTATATTCTGTTTTAGATATTCTATTTAGTCTTTGGTCAAACTGTTTAGTTACATCTCCAGCATTAGTTCTTAGAAATACATCAACAACATCTAATGCAGATGTAGCTATAGTATAACTACTAGTGCCTTCTACAACAGAAGCTGTACCTTGTTCTATAGTCCAAAGATTTAAACCTTTATTTTGCCATTCTAGAAATACTAAATTAAGTGCTCTTTTAGCACCTCTAAAGCTATAGCCTGAGCGTAACTCTAAACCACAAAGGTCATAAGCTTCTTCCATAATATCGCTTATGTCTAAGTTAAATGTATATGTTCCACTTGTTGCCATAATTTATCCTGTATTAGCACTTCCACCTTCTACGAGCCTGTCTAATTCTTGAATTAGGGTCGTTTCTAGTTTCGGCTGAACTGTTTTTTAATTGTCCTGCAGACCTTGCACAGTAAGACTTTCTGCGTTTAGCCGCCTTACTACCTTTCTTTACCTTGCCTGTAACTGCTGTTTTTAACTTAGAACCTGGATTTGCTTTGCGATAAGCTGCAACCCCTTTCTTAGTCATTCCTGCTCCAGACTTAGTAGAACGATAATTAGCACCCTTGCCTTTAGTTGTTTTAGCTATAGGGTTTTCTCGTTTTCTTTTGGTCATTAGAACACTATTTAGCTCTTGCCACCTCTTGCCATACCTTTAGACCTTTTCTTTTTCATAGCTGGTTCAGAGGTCATTCCACCACCAAATGCTTTTTTAACATAGTCTTTGTATTGCATGATATTTTGTTCTTTACCGACTTCTGTTTTCATACCACCAGCAGCCATGTATTTAGATGACTTACCGCCACCTTTCATGTATTTAGATTTTTTCATAAGTTTACCTTTACTTTTTTGTAGTTCTTTTTACTGTTTTCTTTTTTACTGTAGCTTTTTTCTTAACTGGTGCTTTACCACTAACATAAGCTTCATTAATATCTGGAGTTGATAGGTCATCACCGACAAGTTGTCCCTTATCGTTTCTTGCTCTATCGTTATTCATTTCAGCACACTTACGTTCTGCATCTTCTAAATCTGGGTCTGGACCAAATATAGGTCTATAGATTCCATCAGTATCTAATTTTAGAACCTTGTATTGTGCTGGAAATTCACCAGTTTCTGAGATTACATAATCTTTAGTTTTAGCCATAATTNATTCCTATTAATCAGAATATACTTTTACCATCTCTAAAACGATAGAATAAGTATCTCCTGATGAGTGTCCTTTGGTGGTAAGAAGAATGTCTCCGTTTTTACCATCACCTGCGTTATTCGTAAGTCCTCCAAAATCTTTAAAATCCATATGTCCATTGCTACTTTCAGCAAGTTCCATAAGCAAAACATTTGCTGTAGCATTTAAAAATAATTGAACAGACATACCTACGATAGCATGACTAACACGCATTACTCTAACTTCTGAACAAGATGTTCCTGCAGAGTTAGCGGCTAAGGCAGATACATCTACCTTAGCTACTGCGGATTCGCCAGAACCATCGCTGACATTTGTAAATTTCATAACACAATTTCTTTCACCATCAATGATGGTTTGTGAAGTTACTGCATCAGCCATAATTTACTCCTTAACTTAAGTTCATGTTAATTAGTGAGTATTCTGTATTTGCTGATACAGCCATTACATCACCAATTTCCATAAGAACATTATCTGTTGCTGGAGCTACGCCACCTGCTGTACCACCTGAACGAACTGCTGCATTACCTACAACTAAAGTTCCTACAGTAAGCAAAGCTGCTGGTCCTGACATTACTGCCCAACCATAATAGTCTGCTGTTAAATCAATTACTGTAGCTCCCATAATCGCACCTGTTTCTGTTGCTGGTGCAACAATTAAGTCATTGCTTGGGTCTGCTAATAGTGTTAGCTGTGAGTTAGTTGTTAAAGCAGTTGCTAGTGCATCGTAACAAGTTATTACTATTGAAGGGTCTGCTGAATGGTCGTGTGCTGGATTAGATTTAACTCTAAGCATTTGTCCTTCACCATTTACATCGTTTACCCAAAGATAACCACCTGCGTATTGATTAAGCGTAATATCAGTTCCACCTGTTTCTACAGATATTGCTGTTTCGCCTGCTGCTACTGCTGCTGTTGCTGCCATGTTTGCATGGTCAGAAACTACTGCTGGTTGCTGTAATAGTTTACCTGCTGTTACCGCAGTTCCACCAATTCCGACATAACGATAAACATTGTTACCATAAATCATTTTAGAACCTAGTGGAAATAAAGCTGTTGCACTTTCTGCATAAGGATTAGCTGTACCATATTGGCTTCCGCTTTTACCTATAAT